CTAATTCATGGTCAGATAAGACCTCATAGACCCTTCCACAGTAATCAATACCGATCTCAAGATCGTCAGCTTCAGTAAATGGAACTTCACTCTTACTGATCAGAGAAAGGACTGATGGCATGAATTCTGATATATGATTAGACATCTTTCACCTCCACTTCTAATTCAAAATAAGCTACTCTATTTTTGTCGCACATAGCTTTAAACTTTTCTTCAGCTTCTTCATAAGAATTAAACATTGCAACTGAACCATCTAATTTATCTTCGTAGTTTTCATGTGTTTGAACTCCTACGACATAAAACATTGGCATCCCAATGTTATCAGTAAAGAAGCAATTATCCAATGTTTGGATAACGACAGTTAATGGCCCTGATTTACCATGTTGGCGATATGTATCGCTTTCTCTTATTGTGGTTGTATTGATCATATAATTTAGTATTTTAAGTTAATATTTGTCCTATTAAAAAGGAACATATTATGTATACCCGAACTCATATCATACTGTCAACATTATTCATATCATTATCCCCAATCTATTTACAAATGCAGTATAATACACTCATGGCTGATAACATAAACCAACACCAGTATGCCGACAAAAAGGTTAAGGCCCAAAAGGCGGCACAAGATAAAATAGTAAAAGATGGCAAGCTGATCGAGGATACTTGGTCTCATGTTAAGAAGAAAGAAGGAAAGGGTAAAAAGGGGAAAGACTACATCGCCTATTGGGACAAAGTCTGGAACAAAAAGGAGCAGAAGCACTATTATTATCGGACAGTCGGTCATGGCATTAATTTAGATGCACCACACAATGAAAAGTATATGAAGACCTTGGTTTCACCCGAACAGTACCAAGCAATATATGATGGCGAGATGCCAGTATCAGAAGCATTGGATGAGCAGATGGTGCGATATAATATTAAGCTTGGTTTAGATTTCGCTCAACGAACCATAGATAACTTTGATTCAATGCCATATGATGTCCAAGCACTATCCACCGATATGTATTATAATATGGGTAATGTTCCTAAGAAGATGCCGAACTTCTTTAAGGCCCTAAATCAGAAAGACTATCATCAGGCGAGTCTTGAGCTGAAATATCATGACCCATCAAAAGATAAAGAGAAGACCACTGGATACTATGACCAAACTGGTGGCAGATCAAAGGAGCATTTTAATACACTAACTAAGTATCCAAGGATAGAGAAAGTTAAGGAAAGGAATGAACTTATCTTCCATTTTGAGGACTAATTGGTAGCCCCGAACATCCATGTTTCATAGCAAAAACATTTTCTGCTATCATGAAACAAAGCCCGGGACATAATTTTTGTTTGGGCCACAACATTCATGATGTCGTAAGTCCTTGGTAATCAACAAAAGTTTTGTCGCACAATAAATAGTATGTCTAATTCAACTTCTGGGAGGGGGTGTTTTTTGCTTTGCTTTGTGTTTGTGTGTATATATTATTAAGTGACCCTTAAAAAAATTGCTCATTCATAGGGCTTAGTAAGGGCTTATGAAGGGCTTGGTAAGGGCTATGATGAAATCATTAAGGGCTTCTCTTATCTACTTATATGTATACTTAAGTACACCCTTCCTTGGGGGAAGTGTAGTTCATGACCAAACACTTCTGATGAATAAGAGACATCATTATGTACACCCCATTAAGATTTATTGATTATAACATTGACTGTCAAGTTTATAAACTCCAATATCTCCAATATGGAAAAAGAGGAACTCATGAAGGAGATTACTCAGGCGATTCAAGAGGTTGCCTCTAAGAAGGATGCCCTCCAAAAGAAGAGCATTAGTAGGTACAAGCCAGAGAAGGTAGCTGAGATATTGTATCTTTATTCCATTGGCAATAGTCAGACTAGGATAATCCGGAAATATGGATTTGATAGGAATAGTGTAGTAAGTGTATTGGTAGACTATGCAGATTACTTTGGTAAATTTAAGGAACTATCTGGGGCTATTGCCGCCAAAAACTATATGAATCTAAGTAGTCTTGAGGAAGACTTGGTAGATGCTGTTAGGGTAAGGATGGAAAGTGGGGAACTAGAGGTGACATTCAGAGACCTCAAGGAACTTAGTATAGCTAAGGCGAACTCTATCCGGGAGGCTTTGACTGCTAGAGGTGAGGCTACTAATATCACAGAGGATCGTAAGGTATATACCCAAGACGATTATGAGGATACTTTAAAGGCAGCGAAAGAAAGGTTAAAGAAAATCAAAGGTGAGGTAATAGATATAGATGATTGATAGTGATTACGATGATTTATTTGACAAGATTCGTGGCAATCTTGGCGAACACTTTCCGAACTATATGTTCATAGTTCTAGATGATGATGGTGATTTATTCTATGATTATACAAATTACAAGGTAGGTAAGATGTTGGTCAATGAAACCCAACTAGATATGGAGGGTAAGATGGATATACTTGATATCATCTGGGAGAATGAAGAGATAGAAGAAGACGATGGAGATTAAATTTACTAACCACCCCTTACTCAAACCCCCAACAGACGAGGAGATTGTATTGCTTGGAGAGCAAGACCCGGCTTTATTGGCTGAACTTCATAAGGCTCATGAGGGTAGAATAGAAGCATCTATAGATGATCCGATCCGATATGGGTTTGATTTAGCTGGATGGGATAGAATGAGAGAGGGTTTATCTAAGTACAATGAGTGTTTGACTCTAGGTGGTAACAGATCTGGTAAGACCACAGGGTGTGCGAAGATGGTCATGCAATCAGTAATGGAGGACATGGATGGTCATATTGTTTGCTTTTCGCAAAATGCCGATACATCTGTGAAGGTACAACAAGCAGCCATATGGGAGATGATGCCTAAGGAGTTTAAGAAGAAGACCAAGGGCATAGAAGGATACATCAACTTCTCTATGCAGAATGGATTCACAGGGCAGTCCTTTATCTTTCCGGATACTAGGACTAGGGTGGACTTCAAGACTTATACACAGTATTCAAACAATCAGACTATCTTAGAGGGTTTTGAGTTCGGCTTTCGCCAACCCAAAGGACTTAACATTGGAGCATGGTTGGATGAGTATCTTGGGGATGCAGCCTTGGTAAACACCTTACGATTTCGTCTAGCAACAAGGGATTCCAAACTATTGATTGGATTTACACCCATTGATGGGTACACACCATTTATATCAGAGTATCTAAAAGGAGCAGAAACACTAGAAACAAGACAAGCTGAGTTGTTAAATAATAAGCCATTACCAGTAAAGCAGTATAGTACAGAAAGAGATGCATCTATAGTTTACCTACACTCTGACGAAAACCCATTTGGGGGATATGATCGTATCGCCAAAGATTTGATAAACTCTACAGAAGAGCAGATACTAGTTAGAGCATATGGTGTGCCAGTCAAATCAATGACTACATTATTACCATTATTCAATACAGAGGTAAATGTTTTGGGGGATCAGCCAAACAAGTATGGTATGAAGTTCCCAGATATCAGTAATAAGAATGAGTTTACTTGTTACCAAGTAGTTGACCCGGCTGGTGCTAGAAACTATACTGCGATATGGGCAGCAGTAAATGAAAAGGGTGAGGTGTATATTCGTAAGGAGTTTCCAGAAAGATTAGTATATGGAGAGTGGGCGATCTTCGGTGACCCGAAGTGGAGGTATGGCCCTGCATCTAAAAAGATAGGATTAGATGTAGAAGGTTACAGTAATATGTTTAGGGAAACAGAGGAAGACCTTGGTATAAATGTATTCGAGCGAATCGGTGACTCTCGCTTCTTTGCAAAGGAGAATGAGAATAATGAGGACTTATTCAGAGTTTTTGATGATTATGGTATGAACTTCCTTGCAAGTGATGGTAGAATGGAAGAGGTAGGAATCAATGCACTAGACGAATGGTTTAGTTATAATCCAAATGCAAACATAGATGAAGCTAATAGACCAAGGTGTTATGTACACGAAGATTGTGGCAACCTCATTGAATCACTCATAAACTATGGTAGTAATGGAAAAGCCGATGAGGCACTTAAAGACTTTTTTGATGTAATAAGATATCTTAGGATGATGAATGGTGGAGAAGGCCCTGACCATGTGAAGAACAGAGCTATGCAAACAAGTATGAAAAACACAGGAGGATATTAGTGGCAAAAAAACGATTAACCCAAATAGCAAAGGAATATGACATTCCTTTTGAGCAAGCACAAGAGATAGCATTTAATCATTTAACTGAAGAGTCTATAACCGGTAAGGGTAAGAATCTTTGGATAGATGAAGCAGGGCAAGAGATAATGGATGATTGTATTCCATTGGCTGTACCAAAGGCTAGAGTCTACAGAGGTAGAGTAAGAAACATGGCCCCAAACCCTAGATTTTGCTTTGTACATATCAAAGAAAAGAATGGTGTTGTACCTGTAAAGATGAATAGAAAATATGCTCATCTGATAAAGGCAGGCAATTTTATTCATGTAGAAGAAGAAATAGATGACAGATATGTTATGATAGACCCTAAGATAGTTTGATACTTGTGATAAAATAAAAGCATATGGAAGAAGAAGAAATTTCTGAAACACTCACATACCATAGTGGGACACCAAACATTGATCATTTACGAAATGCTTATGAGCAAACAGTCAATGAATTAGAACCATACTTTGATTTATGTAGGGACTCCTACGATAATCGTAGAAACTATTGGGCAGGTAAAAGCCGGGATCATCGCAAACATGGAGCAGATGCTTTTCCATGGGAAGGTGCTTCAGATATGGAAGCTCATGTTATTGATGAAAGAATCCAAAGGTTAGTAGCATTGGTTATCTCATCTTTGAATAAAGCAAATGTATCTGCATTCCCAGTAGAGGTAACAGATATAGCTCGCTCTAAGGTTGTTGGTAGTTTCTTGAAATGGATGATTAGCTCTGGATACATTGATCGCTTTGAGAAAGAGATGGAGCTAGGTGCTAACTATTTACTAGAAAGAGGTATTCTAATATCTCATGTAGGTTGGCAGAGAGAAGATCGCAAGTTCTTACAAAAGTTAGATATTACACAAATAGCACAAATGTCTCCAGAGATAGCAGAAGCTATCCAAGATGGTAGAGACGAAATGGCTTTAGTTAATTTATTACAACAAACCTTTGATGGACTATCTGAGAAGAGAGCTATCAAAGCATTGGAAGATTTAAGAGAAAAAGGTGAAGCTGAGTTACCTATCGTAAGAAGAACAGTAAATGCTCCAGAGGTTAGAACCCTAGCCCCGGACTTTGACTTCTTCTTCCCACCATATGTAACTGACCCACAGAAAGCACCATATTGTTTTTGGAGAAATTTTTATACCCCACAAGAGTTAGAACAAAAAGTTCTTACTGATGGATGGGATTCTAAGTTCGTACAAGAGATGATCGACAACTATCGTGGTGTTGATGTTCTTGATATTGAGAAGCAGCAAGAAGGTCGTAGAAGTAATTTAATTCAAGACTATGGCTACGAAGCTGAAGAACTTATAGAATTAATTTATGGATATCAGCGATTGATTGACCCAGAGGATGGTTCAGAAGGAATCTATTTTACTGTATTCCATAAACAATTTAGTGGAGATGGTGACATTCCGGCTTATGCGATACATGAATTACTCAATGGATATGAGGACTACCCTATCGTGGTAACTAAATTATCTGAGGATTCTAAGAGATTGTATGATACAATGACTGCACCAGATCTACTTCGTGGTATACAAAACCAAGTAAAAGTAGAGAGGGACTCAAGGGTTGATAGAAACTCACTCGCAACATTGCCGCCGATCATACATCCTGTTGGACAAGCTCCAACTGACTATGGCCCCGGACGATACATACCTTATCGCAGAAAGGGTGACTTGGACTTCGGCCCAACACCTCCAGCACCTACAGGATCAATAGAGATTGAACAAACATTACAAGAACAAGCTGACAGACTTATGGGGTTAGATCAATCACCTATCAGTCAACTCAAGCTTCAGTTCTTAGTAAATAAGTTCCTTAAACACTCAGCTGATGTAATCAAACTAGCATACAAGTGTTTCCAAAGGTTTGGCCCTGATAGTGTATTCTTTAGGGTAACTGGTTCTCCTGATCCACAGACATTTGGTAAAGGTAATCCTGATGAGAATTTTGATGTTACCATTTCCTACGATGTACTTAATACTGATCCTGAAACACAAGAAAAGAAACTAGCTCAGATACAAGCACTAACTGCATTAGATAGGAATGGTCGCATCAATGTGGATCAATTGCTTACAGTTATCGCCAACTCTGTCGACCCGGTGTTAGCTGATCAGATTCTACAACCAGTAGAAGATTCAATGCAACAAGTAGTGAAACAAGTAACTGATGATCTATCTAAGATATTCGCTGGTATTGAAATGCCTGCTAGACC